GTAAATTACAGTAGCCCGCTTGTGCTTGCTCGTAAATGTTATTTCGACCGCTAGCGATGGATAGATTTGCTAGAACGTAAGTCGTATATTCGACGCCTTGAATCTTTACGCGCCAGACTGGATTGAATATTGTCATGTCACTAACGCCCTAGCGCCATTGGTTCCACGATAAAAACTATTATTTAGTGTATCGACGATCGTTCTAGCTGTTCCTTCTTGGTCGATTGCTCCAGAAACGTTCACGTTAATAGTCGTAGGCGGTGTAAATCCTGCCTCAGCTTGACGAATAGCGAACATACGTTCTCCGACACTTGTCCCGACTGGTACGACTGGCGGAATAAATCCTGATTCCCTTTGACGAATTGCAAACATAGCTTCTCCGATGTTGCCTGTCGTTCCACCGAGTCCGGCCTTGAGTTCATCTTTAACGACGGCGCTTGCGGTTGCCGCGCTAGCTGCTGCCGCTGTCTTTGTAATTTGTGCGGTTTCTTTAGCTACTTGTTTAGCTACGTCTCCGACCTCTTTAGCGATTTCATCTTTAACCGCTTTGGCTGCGGCTGGAGTAACTGTTGTAGCTTTGGCGCCTTTAGATAATACGACGTCTGGAATAAGTGCTATATCTTTTCCGCCGAATAAATTGTTTACCGCGTTATAGCCTTTAATGAGTAAGTTAATAACGTCGATGGCTAAGTTAATTCCAGCGACGACGCCCGAAATAGCCAGGCTAACGCCGTCGATAATTAGTCCGACTCCCTTAAAGGCTAGCCCCAAAGTCGTTCCGATAATTGGTGCAAGGATTTTCGCAGCTCCACCGATGACTCCAATTACCGCGCCTAAAAATGTAAATACCGCGTTATTGTCCTCGACGAAGTTTTTTAACTTTTCAAATACTACGTTAAGTCCGTTAATAACTGGAGTTAAGGTAGCCTTAAAAATTGGAACTAAGTAATCCTGGACGAATCCCCAAAGAGCTTTAATTGCTGGAAGTAAAGTGACGCTTAATAAACTTGCATAGTTTGTGAATAGCGGAACGATGTTTTTTGTGAAGTAATCCCATAAATCGGTAAATACTGGAATAAGTGAATCGTTTACGAAATCACCAATACTTTTAAAAACTGGCTGTAATTTTTCGCCGACTTCGCCCGCTAATTTTGTAATTACTGGAATTACCTTATCCACGAATAGCGTAACTAACGGAGTGACCGCGTCGAGTACGAACGACCCGACTGTTTCTTTACCCTCATCGAACGCCAGCTTTAAACGATCCATTTTGCCCGCGAACGTTTCGGCTTTTTCCGTAGCTTGTCCGCCGAAAGTTTCTGCGAGCTTAGCGGTAATTTCGTCAAGGCTCATCGACTTAAGATCAGCTGCGGCAATTCCGATTCCGAGTTTTCCGAGCGCCCCTGTATTACCCTCGACCGCTTTACCTAACGCGTTAGATACGGCTTCGAGTGACTTACCCGTACCCGCTGAGATGTCAAAGGCTAAACTAGCCAGTTTTTGAGCTTCTCCGACGTCGCCAGTTGCACGAGTTAATCTTTCTAGCGCTGGACGTAATTCGTCGTCTGTAATCCCCAGAGATAGTCCCTGAGTGGTAATCCATGACTCAGTAGCGGCAATTTGTGCGTCGGTCGCGCCTGTTACGTTTGTTAAAGTAGTTGCGAGCTTGGCTTGAGCTGCTTCGTCCTCGATCGCGGATTTAACGCCATCGACTAGCAATACTCCAGCATAAGCAAGCGCAGCTGCTCCAGCGACGGCGAACGCGGCTCCAGCCTTAGCGCCAAAGCTGCCTAACTTACTTCCGAAAGAATCTGTATCATCGCCAGCTTGAGTAAGCCCCTTTTTTAGATTATCGACGTCCGCAAGGATTGAGAGCTTTAATGTTCTTGATCCATCGCCAGCCATTAGTCGAACCTCTTAACTATTGAAGTGAAAGCCTTTTCCCACTCAGCGATCAGATAACTTTGCTCAGCTCGAAGTGTTGGATAAATGAAATAGCCCGTCGATCCTCGACCTGTTGATCCCGACCAGATAGGAAATTGCTTAAATTTGTTTGATCCAAATTCTGAGCCGCCCCATAATTGTTGAGTTGTCGCGCCGCCGCTAAATTTCTGAGCTGCATAACCGAAACCGATCTCGCCAATTTTAGAGGACTTACTAACCCGCGAACCCTCAGCTATTCGACTAGCGACTGGCGCGGAATTTAATTGACTAGCTGCCGAAATGACCTTGCCCTGTAAATAACTAGCGAGCGCTCCAGATTGAGTCTTAGCTTGAGAGATGGCTTCATCGTCCATCGCCTTGAAAGCCCCAGTAATGGCGCGAAGTTCGGCTTTGTCGTACTGGACGACGTCCTTACTTTCCGCCATTTCGCTTCTCCATTATCTCGAGCGCTGCCAATATATCCGCCGCGTCCACCCACTCACTCATCGGAATCCCTGTCGCGATTGACAGTTCTACGATTAGATAACTTAGGCTTCCTCGGCTGTGACTTTTGGGACTTCGTCATTTCCGACAGTAATATCGACGACAGTATCGCACCAAATTTCATAAGGCTTAACGGGCTTGCCCGCTGCCTCACGTCGTAAAGCGTTCCATGCCAAAAACATTAAGTCGGAAATTCCGATCTTTTCTTGCGCCTGTTGAATTGTGAATCCTGTTTTTTGTTCCCACTTCGCGAACTCAGGGGGCTGAGCTGTTGTTGTAGTAACTTTTCCGTCGTTCGTTTCGATCTGAATTTGTAGTTTCATGCTCCCGATTTCTTTTCTTTAGAGTGTTGGTGTGGTTACGCAAGTGAAGCTGAGCGATACTGTCTGAGCGTCTGGAGCTGTGCCGCCAGCGCTAGGGAATATCGGTTGAACGTCAAAGTTAAATACTGATCCGCTCGCAGCTGTGAAAACGACCGCTAGTGGTGTATTTGGTGCGCTATCAGCCGCGTTCCATAGTGAATTGCAAAGTGACCCGCCAGCTGTCCAGTCCGCAAGCATTTCGACCGCGAAAGTACCCTGAGAATCAGTTGTGTAATAAGCCTTACCGTCTAGTGTCTGGTAAGTGTTGATAGTTGACTCAATAGTTAGAGTCGCGCTTGTTGCTTGAGCGTCGTATGTATCACCGTCGATTGTGAAAGTGATATCGCGCCCCGTGACGATTGTTGTTGGCATTTGTTCTCCTAGTTTTCTTGTTTGTAGTAAGTGCTAACGTCAATATCCGAAATAAGTAAATTACTCGAACCTAACGTAACAATCGACGGACGCGATACGTCGCCGACTATGTATCCCGACGGAATAGCCGCGAGAATCTGTATGACTAGCTTCTCGAGATTATCGAGAGCGCCCGCGTTATTGTTATACGCGACGGCGGCTGAGATTGTAAAGTTAACTTTTAATTGAATTGAGCTGCTAATTAGCGTCGTTTCAAGATACGGCGTTCCTGGAATAATGATCGCAGCGGGCGGAATTACCGCCTCGGGTACTGACTCATAGACCGACGCGGTTACGCCAGCGAGAGCGGTCGCTAGTGGCGCGCGAACATTAGCCTGAATACTGGTTGGCATTATTGACCCATAGTTTCAACGTCAATAAACGGAGCTAATAAGCCCACTACGCGATTTTGTAATGATCGACCTAACACGAACGGGCTAGGTTGGAAATCTAATTGAGCGGTCGTGTTGCCTGGAGCCGTTATTGACTGAAAGACTTCAACCGATACGACTAGCAGCGCCGACTTTACGGGCGCTACGCCTGAATATAAGTCCTCAGCTGTTGAGCCGTTTAATACCGCTAAGCCAGCGGGAATCTTAGGTGTAAAAATTTGATCTGGTGCAGCTGTTGCGGTTGTGAATATGTACGGCGCGATTCTGTGATCGTTGACTGTGACAGTTAAATCGAACGCGGCTCCGCAACCCGAAATGATTACAGCTTGACCAGGGACGAAATAGTTAATCCTTTGAGTTGTATAAAAAGCCATGCCATCTTTGACTTCAATCCCTGTAACCGCTGATTGGTAGCCAGTTAGTAATGGCAAGATCGCACCCTCAGCACTCGCGATCATAAGATCAAGATATGAATCAGGGTAAAGAGAATCGCTAACGCCTAGAACGGCGCGAAGTTCGTCCGCGGTAATAATTGGCATTAGCGATCCTCTCTGTATTCTGCTCGGTCGCCTCGGGAGCGAAACGACCGATGATTATTTATTAGACTTGGTTCCAGCAAGCGCCGAAAGGAATCTTTGGAGCGATTGCGGCATATCCGTAATACAGGATGTCGATCGTTCCGTCTGAGTTTACGTTTGTGCGCAGCTCAAAACGTGGGGACTCATACCATGTCCATGCGTCTGGGTTGATTACTACCATCGAGTTATCGCCGACTGATGTTGTGGCTCCAGCGTTTCCGATTGAACGTGAAACGAATAAATTTAAACCTGGAGAAACTACGCCGCGAAGTGAATCGCCGCGAACGTTACCAGCTGCATTAGATGGCTGAGCCGCGTTGTATAGCGGGGCTCCATTGTCGTTGTAACCCATGATGTTAGTCCATTGTCCTGGGCTAACTACTAGGTTACGAGCGAAGCCTAGTGAGCTGTTATATACAGCGCCCGCAGCTTGTGATGTATAGCCTAAGAATCCCGCAGCTGTATTTGCATTAACGCCTGTTGATTGACCAGCTGCAACGATTGTGCCTGTTGCAAACTCATCTGTGACCTTAGCGTAAGCAAATTCCAAATTTTGGAGTAATGCTGTTAGGTACGATGGGTCAGACCTGTCAATTAGCTCTATCGTGCTTATCGCACGACCCTTGAAGGAATTTACAGGAACGCTTATATAGGTGGCGCTTAGATTTGATTCTGTAATTGCAGCATTTTCAGCGATGTTTGCGACTGTTGGTACAGCTGTAACTTTTGGTAGCTCGAAAGTCATACCAGTAGCACTAAGAGCTTCGCGTGATAGTGCGTCGATCATGCCACGATCGGCATTAGCTAACGCGTTAATAACTGTGCGGCTTTGCGGTGTTGGAACCATGCCTGGAGCTGTTGATGTTGAGTTATCAGCAGCCTTAACATATTGGCGAGCGTCCTCATCGTGTAGAACTGACGCCTTGAGTGAATACTGTAAATAAGAAACCTTATCGACAATTGGTGAACGTGGCGCGGTGTACGCCATTGGAACGTGTTTAGACGCTTCTACCGATGTTTCGGCAGCAGCGGTTTCGGTAGTGTCTGACACTTTTTCTCCTTCAGTTGTTGGATTTGTTTCTTCTGTTTCCTCATCTAGGGGATCAGAATTTTCATCGGTTGATTCGACTTCCTCGTCGGTTTCTGTTTCGCTCGCAGCTACGGAACTGACGCGCGCGCTGTCGATGGCGGGCTCGCTGACAAGGCTGACCTCATCGAGAGAACCCTTTGCGACTACTAAAATTCCGTCAACGAAATCATGCGCGTTAACTTTAACTCCTACACTAAAACCATCGCGCAAACCTGTGGCTGCCTCTATGAGTGCGTCGTTGCCCGCTGTTGTTTCCGCGATCTTAAATGTCGCGTCGATTCCCTGTTCGGTTGCGGTCATAGATAGAACCTTTCCGATTGGTCGAGTGCGATCGTGTTCAAGTAATAATTTAACGTTTTTAGTGGCGATAGATTCTGGTTTAAACGTCGTAAGTCCAGCGGACGTTGATCCAGTTTCGTTCCATGTTACGACGCGTCCCGTAATTGTGCGAGATTCGCTATCGGCTGACGTAATTTGTAGCGGCATGTTTAGCTTCATTTAATCATTTCCTCAGCTTGTCGGATTTCCTCGACGCTGATTGCGCCGATTTCAAATAATGTTTTGTAAATTGCTACACGTTCCGCTTCGCTTCCGCGCAAGTAATCCTCTAGTCTAAAATTGACTGTCTGAGTTGACGGCGTAAAATCTGGCATGCTAAGTCTGGTGCTAATACTTGTCATTAGCGGAATCAAAGAAAAATCAAGCAAAGTTTTGCGAGTAACGTTCGCGTTTGAGTAAGTCATGCTCGATCCAGTTTCCGCGTCAACGTAGAACGCTGGAATACCAATAGCGCGAGCTAATTCGGTTGCGATATATGAACGAGCTGCCGCGAGCTGTAATTTTTCAGGGTCGAAGCCGACTGTTTGTAATTCTACGTCCGCATTTAGAAAAGCGGTTGAGCGATTACGTCGAGCGACGCCCCATGACTCAAGTAATTTTGCAATTCGATCAGCTGGTAGCGCTGTTCCGTTTGATTTTAATACCATCGACGGGACGGGTTCGCGAGCATAGTTTGCAGCTGCTCGCTCAAGTTCCGCGCCTGTTCTAATTGTGCGACCAGCGCGATTTAATAATCCTTCATCGTTTCCGTAAAATACGACTAACGATCCGACGCCTGAATCAGGAATTTGTTTTCCGTCGATCGTGTAATAAAGAACTTCGGTTCCGTTATTGTTTAAAAAGACGCCGACGCGTGTTGGGACAATTCGTTGAACGGAACGAACTCTCAGGCTATCGGCGAAAAGTTCGGTTATTTGCCAATAGGCATAACCATAAAATAATAAATCCTCAGCTGTCCAGACATAAGTTGCGCTACCAGGTACGCGTGGATCGGGATCACGAATTACGCGGGGCGCTGGCACTTCGAGCCCTGTCGTATTGTCCCTAAGCTGTAACCCGATTGAAGCGATGGACGAACATATGATCCCGCGAGCACGTGCGATCGTGGGAACACTCATAGCTTCCTCGCGCGTAGCCTGAGTAGCGCCGCCGTTAAAGGTATAAATAGAATCCAGCGCGAATACAGGTGATACCGAAGCCTCAATATCGGAATTTTGAGATGGCGCTACGGCTTCAACCCTTGACGCAAAGAGATCACGAATACCCATGCGCGAATTGTGTCAGGGTTATAGCACTAACCCAGCAAAATAACGGAGTTAGTGTTTTGGCGTGTCGTGAACTTTAGCTAATTTGTGTAACTTCGATAACTCCCCAGTCTGGGAATTCTCGAGTTGCTATTGCTTTAGCTTCTTTAGAATCCTTTGCAAAAACTTGAATTGTTTTAAATCTTGTATAGTCACTTAAACGTATTTCATATGCGTTCATTTCAGAGCTCCCGATCTGTTGGTTAAGACCAATTATACCAGACCCCTTTTTTCACTTTTTAAAATTGGGATAATTTGAGCCTAAGTAAATTGCGACTCGCCGCGTTTTGACTCGATTTTTTTCATTTTTAGGCCGTCATAATATCAAAGTCCATTTCTGGACGTGTCGCAAAGTGTGTAACTAACGCCGTCGCCACCGCCGCGCAAACCGCAGCTTGCGAAGCTCTACGTCCGATAACCCAGCCGCCGTCGCCGCGCTTTAATTGGACAGCTGAAAGAATCTGTTTAGTTAAATCCGACTGTCCTCGATGGCGTAATCGTCCCGAGTTAATCGCACCCAGTAACTCATCGCAGCTTTGCGGGTAAACCGAATCCATGTCAAAGATCGGAATTCCAGCGGGCTGGAATCTAGCCGCAACCGCGCCCGAAGTTCGCCTGGAGTAAAGCAAGTATTCGAGCGGATACTTCCGACAGTATTTAGCCGCCTCGTTAGCGATCTCTCGATCGTCGAGCTGTACGGAATTTTCCCAGGTATGAAGTAGCTTGACGACGAAGCGTTCATCGCCTAATTTCTGAGCTCCTACTAACGCGCAGAATTTGCGATCGGGTGAAATATCAAGCGCGAGCCATGTTAGCTTTTCAGGATCGAGATCGACGCTTTCATCGTGGCAATTATTCCACTCGTTCGCTCCGATAATGCTTGAGATAGTTTGAACCCAGCGGCATAAGACTTCGGTTTGTACGACCTCGGGTGGATCATTTAAAACCGCCTGGATATTTTGGATATTTATTGTATGACCGATGGCTGGATTTGCTGCCAGCCAATTTGACTCTAGCTGAATATCGTCGGTCGGTGCGCTCCACTCGAAATAGCCGATGTCGTCATTAGCTCCAGCGGCAGCAGCTAGTCCACGTTCTCGGAACGCGTTTAGAACGACGGAGTGAGAATCGCCCGCGTTCGTGTAGCTCATAATCATAGGATTTTTTGCAGCCATAAGGGTATAGCGAAGCGAAGCGTAAGATTCTAAATCTTTCATCTCTCGAAGCTCGTCTAAATGGATTGCCGATGGCGCGGACACGCCTCGAGCAGCCGAGCCGCCAGCCTTAACGATGAATCGGTTAATTTGACCCGTCGTACCTTTGACTTCCATTTCCTCGGAGCCATGACTCCACCTAATACGCTGGACGCGCTTAGATAACATATCTGAGCTCTCGATCAGGTTAACAAGCTGCCTAAATTGCTCCAGGGACGTGGCTAATCTATGAGCTGATCCGATCTGGAGTGGCTCGTCCCATAAGAATAAGCCGCCTAAGATTCGGATTTGCTGGAGAAACGACTTACCATTTTGACGCGCCACGACTATGCAATTAGTCGGAGTAGCCCAGCGTCCATCGGGTTTGTATTTGTGAGTGTGCTCCAGCGCAAATTTTTGCCAGGGCATTAAGCCGTCTGGAAGTATTTCAGCCGCTAAATCTATGAGATCAAAGCCTCTTGATGGTAAATCATTAAGCTGAGTGTGGATTCTAGGCGTCGGTGAGCCATAAGTGGCAGCTGTTGACGGCGGTAAAACCGATAGCAGCCGATCTGAGCCTATCTCGTCGGGTAGTTGACCGATTATGACCTGATCAACCTTAGTCATGACTTACGCTAACGTTTTCAGGGATATTTAGATCAT